TTAGAGATAACGCCGGATAAACGCCTGTAAGGGAATCGGCTGGCTATAACGATACCTCTGCAAGTACAGCACATCGTGCGCCTTCAGATAGGCTTCTTGCTGCTCCGTCTCGACCCCCTCGGCGATAATCTTTAAATGTAGGCTCCCCGCCAACTCGATAACGTTGTTCACAATATGGCTGGAGATTTCATCCAGGCCGATCATCTGAATAAAACTCTTATCGATCTTAATATAATCGACATGAAATTTTTGCAGATAAGAGTAGGTCGAATAACCGGTACCGAAGTCGTCGAGGGCAAAAGTCACACCCAATCCCTTCAAGCGCTCGAAGTTCTCCTTGACCTCACTCTTCGAGGCAATCTCATCGCGTTCAACCAACTCTAGCGTGAGTTCTAACTGGCGCGTATCGAATGCCTGTAAGAAATGGTCACAGTCTGCGACGATGCTCCGATGCTGAAGATATTTCTGGCTAATATTAAAACCGATATGTATCCGCTTCGACACTCTGCCACGTAATGCCTCCCGCGTATCCAAGATCAACTGCCGGGTCATCGGCACGATCAATCCAGAGTCCTCTGCCGCCGGGATAAATTGATTCGGCGGAATCATGCCGATCCCTGGACGGAGCCAGCGGATTAAAATTTCACCGCCGGTGACGCTGTTGGTTTTCAGATCAACGATCGGCTGAATATAAGGGACAAACTCGTTATTTTTAATACCGTTGCGAATTAACTCGGTAATCGATAAGGGTCGATTCAAACGTAGAAATACCGCTAGCATGGCGAATAGCCCAAGCAGTAGGCTTAAATATATCCCCAGCAAGTAGTTATCTATCAGGTTGGTTAATATGGTGCGCTTGGTAATAATATAAATTATCGTGTAACCGTAATCAGAGGTGATAACATGATAGCCCTGCGGCATCCGCGAAAACTTAGGGGTCACTCGCCCCTCAGCCGATAAAATCTCACCACTCACCCCAAAGTAGACGCGAGGAAAGGTATTGATCACACGTAGCGTATTAGCGATGAAATAGCCATCCACCCCCACCAGTACCGTGCCTTGCGCCGTCTTATAGCTATAGAATAACACCGGTAGCGAAGGGGTCGCCGCATCCCCGGCCAAGAGATAGAGGCCATTGACCTGTTCTATTTTTTTACGCTCGACTCCCGACACCTCTTTATACAATGAGGTACAGTAACCTCCCGCCTTTGAGAATAACTCGAGGGAGCGGACATTCGGCGTTAAGGTCACTTGATGAATCAACGCATTCATCACCGACTCAGAGCAAGTGCGTCCCAACAAATGACTGGTCGATTGCGCCGCCGTTTTGGCATGACCCAGGATACCATCGATATGTTGGCGGGCGAAATCGACCTTGAGATTTGTGTCTTTATACAGCGCCTTAATCGAAAAAATAAGCAAGCAAAGCATCAAGATAACGAATACACCGAATCCAGAGACAAACGCAATGAGTAATTTTTTAGCAATAACTTTTTTTACCCTTTCCTGACTCATATCGCCCCCAGTCTTACCCCACTTATGGCATGTGTATGATGAAACAGTGGCGAACATTCCACACAACAACCCCCTCTGCGTGATCCTAGACGATTATAGCAAAGCGCCATTAACCGCCCTCACTCTAGGGACTTTATCTCACCGACTTTGTCGAAACGACCCCACGGCACGATGACACCATCGGCTCCGACGGCCATCGACCCTCCCAATATCGTCGATCCCCTAACCCGACGTGCTACCTCCCCCAACTCATCCGAGTGGGCCTCACTGGCAAAACGCCACAGATGCACTACGATTAATAGGCAAGGCGATCCATGCCTGCATAATGCCAACTTTTAGCGCACGGCTCTCCACAAGAGCCATTCCCCTAGACCTGATACAGGAATCGTGTCAGGTCTTTTTTTATCCACTTCAAAATCAATCAGTTGCAGATTTTTCGATCGCCTGCACATTCTCATTTTCGCCCTATCCTACACTAGCCACCTTCCGGCTAATATCTTGAACACACAAGAATATTCTGAAAAATTCCATTAGGTGATAATAGTCCATTTGGCCGAATATCGCCCCTCAGCTGCACAGCCCGTCAACCGCCTCCTGGCATGATGGGCAGAAGAAGACGCTGCGTATCCCTCCTTTCTCCCCCCTGAGCAGCGGTTTATTTGTAACTAGATGAAACTACCTCTCCCCTCGATATGAGCTACTCCAACGCGTTGTCGTGTGTTGTCGTGTGTTGTCGAGCATTACCCCACTGTTGTCGGTTACAACAGGGGGCATGATCTAAGGTTATATGTGTTGCTGTGGGGGGCGATTTCATGGCAGAGCAAGCGCGTTAGAGATACTGGAGGCGAGCTACCGAAGGTCCGCACCTGCTGGCGGTTGTGTGAGTTATGGTACAAGCAGCCGCGCCTCGCCCCCTTATTCAGGCGGCGCGGGCCAGATGAGTGCCTCTCCCGTCGGGATGATGTCATCCACTTGTAACCGGTATCTTCGCCAGTCATTCAGGCGTTGACTTAGCGTAGTGCTATCTTGCGTCTCATTCAGTTCGAGTTTGTCCGTCAATAACTGAATACGCTGCGAAGCCTGCTCCAACAGGCGCGCTTTGTGCTGTTGATCCTGCTCTAACCGCACGCGTTGCTCGGCCTGCTTATCCTTTACCCACGACTCTCCCGCCCAAACATCAAAGGGGGATGTGGGGGCCTGCGTAGTAAAGCGCGGAGGGATCTCACCCAATACTTGAATCGTACTGGGTTGGCGGCTCTCGGTGTCCCAGACCACCTCACCTCGGTGATCGGCTACGCCCTCCCAGCGCTGGCCATCTGGCGAGCGAACTAAGGCAAGCCCAGCTTCCGGTTGAGTTGGAGCATCCAGGTAGCTATAGGCGGGGATACCGACCCCCTCCATCACATAGTCATAGCTGGCGCCGCAGTATTCGCGAGTAGTTTCATTGGCATGGTATAGCAGCACCCAGCCAGCTGTTTTAGCTAACCGCTTTTTGTTGAATTCAGCCTGAGATGGTGTAAGTTGATATTCCATATTATGCAGCCCTCACGATATAGAGAAAGGCGACGTTACGCGGACGGTTCTCATTCGCCGTTGGTACGACTCGTGATACATCAAAATCCAACGTTCCCGCATTCGACCAGTCAACAGATCTCGGTGTACCATCCGCACCGGGACCTGACGATGTCCGTTGAAATACCCCCGAGCCCGAGCCGGAATAGCTGAATGTTTCAGATATGCCCGTCACAGTACCTGTGATATTTCGAATTGCATCGCCTTGTGCTGTTAATATACTGCGCCCACTGTCAACACCCCGACCATCGTCATATCCCCGGATAAATTCCCCACGCAAATCAGGCAATCTGCCATTGGGATATGCCCTGGCCAGATCGGGATATGACGATGTTGAAAATGATTGCCCTGCGCACTTGATCCAACCTGATGGGATGTTGAGGCTGGGCCAGGGACAGGGTGTGCCTACAGGGAGAGCTTCAGAGGCTCTGTCATAGGCGAGCTTCACCGCATTGGCCGTCGCTGCCTGGGTGGTGCTGGTGCTGCTGATACTGTCGTTAAGCCGAACCCGTCCGGCCTGGTTGGTACTAGCGGCACGGGTGGCTGCGTCATACGCCCGCGTTACCGCCCATGGGGTGGCTGCCTGGGTGGAACTGAAGCTGTTGACGCTGTCGCTCAACTGCACGATGCCTTTGCGCGAGGTCGTCGCCTCAACGATACCAATATTCTCCAGAAAACGGGCCTTATCCGGAATATCAGCCCCGTTTTGCGCCTTATCCAGCTTCTGGCCAATCATCGTCATCACCGTTGACGAAAAATTGGGATCGTTACCGAGCGCTGCGGCCAGCTCCTGTAAGGTATCCAGCGCCGTCGGAGAAGCATTAATCAACTGCGCTATCTGCGCCAACACAAAGGCCGCGGTCGCGATCTCTTGTCCGGCAGCCGACTTATCCGGCGTCGGCGCCGTGGGATGCCCGGTAAAAGCCGGACTCGCTAGCGGTGCCTTATCCTCATTTAGCTGAAGATCTCGCTCGATGCGTTCAACGTGCTCCTGGCCTTTCACCACCAGAGATCGGGTGGTCTGCGCTAATTGAGCCACTTCCTCTGCCAGCTGCACACTGGTATCGGTGTCATCCTTAACTTGTTGCGCCGATAAGACCACCTGACGCGTATGCGCCTGTACCTCCGCGACATACTGGGCAGTATCTTGTTTGGCTGACTGGGCAAGTAAGGCTGAATCTTGCGCATTTTCAGCCGCTTCGCGTGCTCCCTCTAGCGATATTTCAGCCTGATGCGCATACTGCTCTGCATTTTCAGCGGCCTCGTTCGCCTGCTGTAACACAGCATTTGTCCGCGCGTGTTCCTGCTCTAGTATTTCCTCAGCGCTCTTCACTGCACGCTGTGCCGCAGCCTCTGAGGCGGCAGCCGCCTGTTGATGCTGTTGCGTTTGCGCAAGGTCATCGCTGAAAATCTGCGTCAACTGGGCCGCAGCCTGCTCACTGGCTTGTGCGGCGGCGCGCTCTGCTGCCAGGGTCGCCGCCTCGCTAGCGGCCCGTTCGGCTGCCTGTGACGCGGCAGCCTCTGCCTGCCGCACACTCTCGTCTATCTCCGCTGCAATCTCTAAGATGTTTTCGCGGAGATCTCTTGTCCCTAACAAAGAGGATCTCGCGTCAAATTCACTCCCTGCGGCACGGCCGGCGTACGTTTTAGCGTCATTCGCCCAAACCCTAGCATTATCCTGCCAATATTCGACATCCTTTCTCAAGTTGTTGAGATGCTGCTGGTCACTGTGCAGAGTCTGAGCGCTTTTGACGATTTTATCCGCAGCAACCGCCATGCTCCGCTGGCTATACTGCGCCGTTTGCGCACTGCGCTGAGACTGCGCCGCCGAGGTGGCTGCCTCCTGCTGGCTACCCTGCGCTTGATGTGCGGATTGTTCGGCGGCACTCGCTGCCGCACTGGCCGCTTGTTGGCTGGCGTGCGCCGCATTGGCTTGCGCCGTGGCCTGCCGTGCCTGTTGCTCGCCCCGCTCGGCGGCCTCCTCCACCTGACGGTGTAGATCTGCCACCTGTTCCCGCTCATCCCTGACCGCCTCGCTTAACTGCGTCACCGTCTGACTGGCCGCCAGGGTCGCTGCCTGCTCCGCCGTCTGTGCGGCGGCCTGTGCGCTGTGCCGTGCGTCCTCGGCAGAGGAGATCGCCGCCCGTTGACTTTGTCCTGCCACCCTTTCTGCGGCCGAGGCCGCCTGCTGGCTACGCGCTGCCGACTGAGCACTCTGCGCGGCAGCGTTTTCGGCAGCAACCGCCGCGCGTTGACTGCCCTGTGCTTGAGCCGCCGCCTGATTCGCCTGCTCGGACAACTGTTGTACCGTCGTCATATCCTCGGCAACGACCTGCTGGATTTGACGAAAATAGAGGATAACTTCTGGCGTCACCTGCTGCTCCATCACCTGTTGCTGGAGCAGCACATTTAACGAGGACGGCGCCGAGTCCGCGTCGATCGTCACCGCGCCATAGACAAAGTTACGCCCCTGGTGAGCCACACTGACCGCATAACTTCCCGCCTCTAACGCCAAGGTATAGCGCCCCGCGCTGTCCGTCGGCACACTGCAACTGAATCCTCGCAATACCCGCAAGCTATTCGTCGTCGCCGTTAATGTAATCTGAGCCTGGGCGACCGGTTGGCCGAGGGGATCGAGCAATACCCCGGAAATCACAATACTCAAGACTCACCTCCCAGATACTGATTACGCAACGCCTGACGAAGCAGCGCATCGCTACGCTGCTTGATGCCCAACTGCTCGGCAAAGACGTGATAATGCTGCATTGCCAACGCCACATTGGCGCCGCCCTCATTGTCTTTACTGAAAGCGCGATACAGCATCCAATCGATAAGTGGATTGATGTACACCGGGTCAAGCGGTACGGATTGTTGCGCGGTCTCATCCTGCAAGGTGGTAATGCTCACGGCGATCGGCGTGCGGCACACCACCGCCTCCAATATCAACGCGTCCGCTGCTCCCGGGAACAGGTAGTAAATCAACGGGGTTTTATCGCTGTAGCAATAGCGCTCTACGGGACCAGTCAGTTGATGCCAGTCGGGGTACTGGCTGTCCAGCACCTCGCGCGGAACGGGTAACAACGCCTGGCCATCATGGACACGGACAATCTCCAATAAGCGGAAAATACCGGCAGGCAGCTGTTGGCGCGTTCCGACAACACAGGGCAAGTGCGCCAGCTCGGCACCGGCTTCAGGACGCACCAGTAAAATGGCGCACAGGGCATCGTTGAAATAGTCGCACAGCTCAGCCAGTGGCCAGCGCGCCCAGAGGGTATCTTTCAGCTGGGTATTCACCCGGCCAATCACATCGGCGATGGTCGTCATCAGAAAAACGCGTGCCGACGTGGGGGATTATGAAAACCGGTCTCATCCGGAGCGGCCTCGCTGCTACTGCGAAACGCCTCGCGATACCCCTCGATGAAACGTATCCGGTAATAGTCCGCCCGCTGCACATCACTCCAGGGCTTATCCGGCATCATATAGAGCTGCATCAAGGCACCCGCCGCCAGCGCATCCTGGTAGGCCAATAGCACCGACGGCAGCGTGACCGCCGTGGCGCTGGGCTCCGTCGCAATCCGGACCCACAAGCGGTCTACCGCCCGATCCAGACGTAAGCGACTCTCCGCCAGCAGTGAGAAATCATCGCCTGGCCACAGCGCCGCCTTCTGTGCATTAATGCAGGCGGTGGCGGACAATAGACGGCTCATGATCCGCTCCGGCTCGGCAGGGGTCAAAACGACGATCTCCCCCGCAGAGAGGCTGCCGAAGGTCAGCGTCTCCCGACTGATCAACGACTCTCGACAAAAGCGGATCGCGGCGCGTAGCAGCGCCTCACGCATCATCATGCCCAATGGGCCGCTGATCCCTTGGCGCACCGCGGGCAAAAACAGCTCAATCTGACTCATCCGCACTTACACGCTGCTGTTTTTCACGGTAGGCATCACGAACTCGGGCACGAAAGTCATCCGCTTTTTCCTGCGCACCTTTCTGGATCATCAACGCCTGTGCCTCCACAAAGGTGTTCAGTTGTGCCACGGTATATTTTGAGATATCGATGCTCTCGCCCTCGACCTCCAGCATAAAGCTTTGCTGTTCGGCCTCCCGACGTTGCTGCGCCAGCTGCGCATCACGCTCTCGCTGTTGCTGCTCCTGCTGTTGTTCCGCCTGCTCGGCGGCTAAAAACGCCTGCAACCGCTCAGCGGGAATGAATACGCTGGGAAAGGCCAATAACTGGTAGGCTAGCGACGCCGCCACCGTGACCGGCTGATGACGTGGGAAGATCATCCGGCTACCGGTCACCGTATCGTGTTTCACGGCCTTAGGACCGATATAAACCACTGCAACCTGTTCAGACATGTTCGGCTCCAAAAAAAGAAAGGCCCCGCAGGGCCTGTTGTTTAATATCCGATGACGGTATAACGCAGTAGTACAGTAAAGGTTATATTGATCGGCCCTGCTTTTATCCGCAATGCCACGACACCGCCCGATTCACCGGTGGTGATCGGGTTAACCGACAGAGTGCTATACAGTTCCCCATTGGCGCCCAAATCCAGTGTTCTTAAGATCACCGCCTCCAAGGGGGGTTGCAGCAAAACGAATTGCAGCGACTTTCCCGGGCCCGAAAACTGCCCCGTGATCTGCAATCCATTGATGCGGATCCCCGCAGGGAGGTCAAACAAATGGATTTGGTCATCGGTTACCAAGTTCGTCATGGCCACCTTACTCTCCGCGACCGATGCATTCCCCTGTGCGCCTTGGTAGAGCGGGTCAGACAGGGAGGGAACATAAATATCTTTCATCATCTGCTCCTAAAAAAATGGCAGGCCGTAGCCTGCCTAACACCACAGAGAGAATCGATTAGCGAGGCACGATCACCCCATCGTCGCTGTTGCTGATAGCCGAGTCCACCACCATCACCCCGTGATCTTGCACGCGGCCATTTTTCTGCTTGAAACGGATTTTCTTCAGCCCATTGATCCAACGGATAGAAATTTCCCTACCGTTATCGTGATCGGTACGCTCCTCATGGTAACCAAAGAAGCCGCCGCCATCGCCGATCCCCCAGGCGCTCGCCAACGCCTGTCCTCCCAACAGAATGGCCCGATCGATGGCGGTATGCGCCGATGCAGATGTCACCGTCGCACCGTCATCATTGTTGGATAACGCCACCGAGGAGCCAGGGTAAAAGCGGATCGGCATACCGCCATACTTGCGTACCAGGATATTGCGCCACATCGCGCACTCCCCCTTGAACAGCGGGTGATCGAACCCTTTCGAGCGTTGTACCGCCCGGGTCATCATCGCCTGCCAGTCCTTGCCGTCGGTGGAGGTATACCAGTCGTTCCACTGACGCGGGGTCACATACAGCACGAAATAGGGATCTTCATTCTTCAGCTCATCGCGCGACAGCCGCACCGGTTGCAGCGGATGCGCCATCTCATCCAGGTAGAGCGACAAGTTGTCTACCGTCGCCAGACTGAACAAGTCGGCGGCATCCAACATGCTAAAGCTCGTCGCATCCCCGGCAAAAAAGTGACGATCGTAGGTCGGCGGCAGTACTTCATTGACCATAATGCGTTCAAACTCGCTATGCCCAGCGAGCGGCAGAATGATGTCATCGGCCATAAAATCGCCACGAGCGCCAGCCAGATGCACCACCGCGCACTGATCCTGCAAATCGTTAAAGTAAGTGCCGAGCAAACGACGCGCCGCGCTGCGCAGATCATGTTTGAAGCGCTGCTGTGACATCCGTCCACCGGCGTCCACAATGTGCCGCCCCTGATCGATGCTCAACGCAAAGTCGGCGAATTGCAGGTTTTCCCCACGGCCTTCCAGCTTCTGGTCACCCATCGTCGGCCGTTTGGACAGCTTGTGGATCACCTGCATATCCACCGTGTCCCCTTTGGTCTTGGTTAAATCCGTCACCCGCACCACCGGCGCGGTATAACTGGTCTGGTTCACCCCCTGTTTGTCGGAGGCAACCTGCTTGGGCGCTTCGGATTGCTCCGTCAGCACATTCACAAACGAGCGGTTACGGTTGGCGGCGGTAAACAACGCCACCTGCAACAGCTTATTCGCCTGGGCTTTGGTAATGGTCGTCATGGTTTTTCCTGTTCCGGTTAAAACGCCTCACCGGCCTGTGACAACAACGCCTCAATCTGGCTTTCACTCATCCCCGCCATCATGGTGAGCAGCTCTGTCTCACTGGCGTTGGCTGCCTTATCCAGTACCGACTGCGGTGACTGGGTGACCGGCTGTCCTACATCCGAGGGTGACGACGGCGCGCTGACCGCGGCCTTCACCGCCGTCAGCTTCGCCTCCGCCTGCTGCTTGAGCGCCTCGGCGGAGGGCGCCGCCTCAGCCGCGTCGTGATCACCAAACGCGGCCTTGGTACGGCGGACGGCCTCCGCGAAACGCGCATCCAGGGTTTGCTCTTGCCAGGCAGGATCGGTTTTCAGGCGCTCATCTACCGTGATGGCAAAATCGCGCCGATCGATGTCACGCTCAAACCACAGCGCCAGATCGGGATTGCGCGCAATCGCCTCCAGCACGGGGTTGACGTCGGCATCGTTCTCAACGGGGCTCGACTTCGCCCGCGCATTCAGGTAGTTCACCTGGTTAACCACCTGTTCGAACATCTCCGCCAGATCTGGAAAATCCGCCCGCACTTTCTCTAACTGCTCAGTGCTGATCTGCGTCTCTTCCGGTAAGGTGGCCGGTTGCATCCCTGCCCGACTCACCTGCTGCTGCAACAAGGCCAGAGTGCGCCTCAGCGCCGCGTTCTCCTCGGCAGCGGAATGTGCCGCCTCGGCATGGCGCCGGGCTTGCTCCCGAGCGGATTGCAGTACGTCGTAGGGGATCTGGTGCACGCCATCCTTCCCCAATACCACCTTAGGCGGAGGATCGGCGAGCGCAGCATCCTGCGCCGACTCGGCTGGTGATGCCGTCGTGGGCGACGACGCCTCAGCCTCAGCCTCAGCGGGCAGCACAGCGCTCGGTGTCGCTTCCGGCTCCAGCTCGCGCTCCCCCGCAGACGCCTCATCCTCATGACTACTGGCCTGCGCCAGTAATGCCTCCAACTCATCCGGTGTTTTCCCGGCGATATCTGCGTCGTCGATGTCCATATGTCTCTCCTGCCTGCCTATTTATCGGATAGATCCGCAACAGAAAAAGGCGTGTCGCTGCCCATGCGAAAAAGGGCTCTGCGATAACAGAGCCCTTTGCGGCGTGTGCAATTCATTATTTTGCAAGGTGATGCTTAAAATGATGGTTTATCAGCAGGGAGCATGAACTCATCCCCTGAGCACGATGACGGCCAGGCATACAAACAGCATGCTTAAAAGCACCTTTAAAGGCATCTATAAAGGCGCTATAGTGTAGCTATTACACAAGGAGAAAGCATATGGCATACCAAATTCTCACGACCACCGCCGCCAGCATTACCGATCTGAAACGTAATCCGATGGGCACCATTGCGGAGGGTGACGGCAATGCCGTAGCAATATTAAACCGCAATGAGCCGGCCTTTTACTGCGTGCCACCGGAACTCTACGCTTACTATCTGGAACTGGCTGAAGATGCGGCGCTTAATCGTATCGCCGATGAGCGTCTGGAGGACGCTGAGTTTGTCAGCGTAAGTATCGATGACCTATAAACTGAGCTTTGAAAAACGTGCCCTGAAAGAGTGGAAAAGGCTGGCACCGCCGATTCAAAGCCAGTTGAAAAAGAAACTGATCGAACGCCTGGAAAACCCGCATGTTCCAGCAGCACGCTTAAGTGGGCGCGCGAACCGTTATAAAATAAAATTACGCGCTTCCGGTTACCGGCTCGTCTATGAAGTCAACGATAACGAAATCATCCTACTGGTGATCGCTATCGGCAAACGGGCCGATAACGAGGTATACCAGACGGCAGACAGCCGTTAGCCCCCAAAAGCAAACAGCCCCGCAAAAAGTGCGAGGCTGGTCATCGTTCGCAAATTAGCTCACTTTTTAGTCTAATGCAATGGTAACGCCGCGATCTGTTGCTCGATCAACGTCAGCAGTTGCTGGCGAGCGACCTGCGCGTCCTGTTGCATCCCCTGCAAAATCTGCCCGGTTTCCGCCTGCGTCTTCATATCATGAAAACGCTGCCCCTCGGCCTGTGCCTGCTCTCGCTGGGCCGCGGCCGCCGCGCGCTGGGCTTCAGCCTCCAATTTACCCACTTTGGCGGCCAGCTCGCGCATCGCTAACGCCAACTGTTGCTGTTCGAGTTGCTGCTGTTGCTCGGCAGAAGCCTGCTCCTCTGGCGTCATCTCGTCGGCCGCCTTGGGCATGCCGACCGCCTGGCGGATCCGCTCGATAAACTCCGTCTTATTGGGAATATCCAGCAACGAAATCCACAGATCCAATACTGCGGCCTGCACCTGCGGTGGTAGACCGGCGACCACCTGGCCCAACCGCTCCGCCAACTGAGAGCGGTAAGCGGGCGTCTGCTGGATCGGCGCTAGCGCAATGTGAGCGCGCAGGCGGGAGATATCATTATTCATGCCGCCCTCGCCCTCCTCGTTCACCACCACATTTTTTCGCCGACGCGCATCGTCCCGATTCACCACGATGGTGTGATTACGCACCTGCGCCAAATCCTCCAGCAGATACCCCAACAGCAGCTGCCCCACCTGCTGGCAGGCAAACTGATAGTTGTCATTCAACTCCGCCAGGGTGGTCGCCCCCTGCTCAACCAGATTGCTGATGGCGACACCGGAGGTGGCATTAGAATTCTGTCCTAAAAAGGCCGAATAGACGCCCATGCCATCCTGGATCAGCTTCATCGACTCCTGCATTACCTGGAACTGCTGCTCCGCCACCTGGAAATCTTGCTGCACCTCCAATGACTGAGCGATGGTGCTCTTATTCAGCCGATCCGGGTTCAGAATAATCAGTCCATCGGGTCGTTCAACTTCTTCAAGCACCTGCTGCCGACTCATGTTCACCGCATCATGATCCATGATGACGCGCTTGGCGGTCAGTAAAAACGTCAGCTTAATCCGGCGGAAATTCACCTCATCCTGTGCCGGTATCGCTCGCGAGACCAAACCATAAGGCGCACCGTTACGATCTTTGCGATAACCCCAGAACGGGATCAATGGAAACATCCCCTGCGGCGCCGTACAGGCTCTGTCCACCAACTGATGAGGCCCCGCGAACCAGGCTTCCCGAATGCGACTGGTGCGCGCCATCCGTATCTGAATGCGCCCCGCAGCCAAGGCAGCCGTATGCAACGGATTCGTGTCCTGGTAGGCGATCAGCCGCCCATTCGCGAGCGGGATAACCGGCACCCGCAGCCAGGTGCGGTAATAGACCACCTGTAACAACACGCGCTGGCGATCACTGCTCAACCACTCCAGATCTTTACGGCTGTACTGTTGATACTCCTCATAGGCCGCGACCAGATCGGCATCCAACCCATCGGCCAACTCGGTATCGATAAAGCCGCGCCACTCCATACGGGCATTTTGGAGTACCGCCGCCTTAGCCGGAAACGCCGCCAGCGCCTCATCCAAATCCATCCAGCGGCGGCGCAGCAGCCAACGGCAGTCGCTCAGATCCGGCTGCCGACTATGCCAGTCCCAATACACCTCGTTACGGTGTACCGTGCCCGCCTTATAACGTGGCCCAAAGGCATTGTCGTTGCGTCTAACTTCCACCCACTCCAAGCCCGCTTTCAGCATCCCGGCGTAGGCATCGCTGCGCGCCTTGCCCAGATTGGCCAGGCGACAGGCGTCGGCGAACTCGGCATTCACCGCCTCGGCCAATGCCTCAAACTCCGGCTGCGGATCATCGGCCACCACCATCAACTCGGTGCGGGTTTTGGCCTCCATGCCCAGCACGCCATCCACCGTCGGCGCGATCAGATTATGCATGGTCAACGGCTGACTGCGCTCCTGCAACGTGGCAATCAGCTCCGGCGATAGCTGTTCGCCATCATAGTAGGCACAAGCCTTATTCGCCGCCGAACGCCAGTCGGGTTGATGGTGGATATCGGCCGTAATAGCCAGCAGTTGTTCTAAGGTAAACTGCCCCTGTCGCTCGGGTGCCGTCGGCGTCTCGATGGAGGAAAAGGAATCGGTCATCGTGTCATCCAGTGGACGGTCTGATGCTTGATGGGCTCCGGCTGGCGGCGTACCGGCATCCGGGCGCGCATCTCCTGGGCCAGGGCATAGCTCATGACCTGATCGTCATAGCAGCCCGCCTGCGCCCCCATCGCGCCGTTTTTGTCATAAACGTAGGTATTCATCTCACTCACACTGCCAATCCAGCGGATCCCATCCACATCATTGCGTAACAGGGTTTTCAGCCCCTCAATCAGGATCGGCTTACTCTGGCGAGTCGTCAGCCAGCCTAAGCGCCGCGTCGTTTCATCGGTATCGTGGTCGAGATATTGTTCGTTATACAGATAACGCAGCGGATACAGCGCCCGCAATTTCTGTAATACCGCATGGCCGTGGTTATTACGCTCTACGCCGATATAAGCCATGCCGTACTGCCGACCAACTTTATCCAGCAACTGGGCAAAAAGCTCGGCGTCCAGATAGCCCACCCAGTGCGCCACCTGCTCACCATTACTTTGTTTCACCACATCCAGGCTGCTACGGTCACGCTGCTCCAATCCCTCCGCCACATCGGCACCGATGGCGTACTGCTCATCGGCATCCGGCAACTCCCACACCAGCAAATGGTTGAGCAACTGGCGCTGTACGACATCCCGCTCACCCCGGCGCAACGATTGGGCTTTATTTTTACTCCCCGTCACCGGATCGACGTCATACACCAGCTGCGGCGTAACGCACCGCCCCTCAGCCCGTAACATCGATGCCGACGAGAAGACCCGACGCCCCGAGGTTAGAAAGGCTTCGCTCGGTGTGGAGGGAAATTCCTGCTTCATCTCCTCCTGCTGCTCGATCTCCTTGCGCACATACCACCATTTTTGCTGATCGCTTAAGGTGATCTGCGCGACCTGCTCTACCGCGGCGAAATACGCCTGATGATGGCGGCTAAGGCGTAATCCCTCCGGCGGGAGCTGCGCGGTATACTTGGGATCTTGCCACCAGGCATAAAAATGGAATTTATAGTCTTGGGGTGAGAGCGCTAAACCGCTTTGCGCCATCTCCTGCGCCCGCTGGCTCATCGTATAAAAATCGCCGCCTACTCCCTCCGCCGTGGACTCGATAAATACAATGCTACCATCGGCCACCGCGTTCAGCGTCCCGGTGCGCACCTCTTTCGCCTTGGCCGGATATTTGGCGCAAATTTTTCCATGCTCAGAAATATGCAGCCGCTGTACCGTGCCCGAACGAAAAGAGGTCGCCACCATGATATTGGAGCCGTGCGCGAACTCGATGTACCCACCAGATGCGCCGCCGTGGCGCTTTACCGCATGAAAACAGCCCGCCAGCCAGGCGGGCAGATGATCGAATGGCACCTCGATTTTGGTGCGAAAAATTTCTGCCGCCGCCTGTTTATCCTGGGCGACAATGCCGCACTTTACATTTTTACTGAAAAGCGCCTGATCCAGCAGGTACAAATCGATGGCGGTGGAAAAACCCAGCTGGCGAGCTTTCAGGATCAGGTTTTTTTCGTGCATCTCCCGGAATAACTGGCGTTGAGCCGGCCGCATACGAAACGGCACCAGTACCCCTTGCTCATTGACGACGTGATACAGGTTATCCAACCGCCACCACGGATCGCTCAGATAGCCGTGGACCAGCGCCTGCTGCTCCCGTTCACTCATCGCCGGACTCGGCATTCAGTCGCCCTCCCCGCTGGCTCACCTGGATCTGCTCAATCACCTCCCGCAGTGGCGTATCGGCATCGCTGCTCTCCGCCGTCAGTCGCTGCGTCTCCGCCCAACGCTTGGCGGTCGTCGCCTCATTTAAGGCATTCACCCGTAAGGTTCGCTCCAACGATTCGATGCGCGCCGTATTACGTAAAATACCGCGCTCTGCCGCCCCGATATTGTCGCGCAAGTTCTGGCTCAGCTCCGGCTCAGCCTGCTCTAACTGCGTCATCCAGCGTCCGATATTCGTCGCCGCCGTCAAATTGGCCGCCCGCAACAGCAATAACTCGTCGTTCAGTTGCAGCAACTGCGCATCCTGCATAATGTCATCAGGCCACAGCATGCGGCGAGCATAGGCGCCATGAGTCACCGCCGCCGTATTGTGCGGCAGAAAAGGACGGATGGGCGGCGCATGACGTGAGCCGCGAATTGGTTTTTCTCCGGAAGAAATCGCGGGATGCACGCCTGCGTACCGCGTCACAGCACCCTGTCTAGGCTCACTTTTTATCGGTACGCATTTTTTTCTCTGTTTTTTCTGCGTACCTTTTTTGCCTCCCTGCGTACCTTTTTGCGTACTGTTTTTTTTACCGCGTACCCAGCCATGTTTTTTGGCCATTTTTCGAATGGCGCCTTCGGATACGAAGTACTGAGCTCCGATAGCCCGCAGGGAGAGCTCACCGTCCTGGAACGCCACTGCAATCGCCGCCCAGTCCGGTTTTGTCATGATGGTTATCCTAGCGATGACCGCACGGTCAGCATTTTTTTAGCACAGCCACAAAATGCGCGTAAAACACAACCCTCACTGCGCCCGCGACTGCGTCACGGCATCATAGAGTCGCTCACAGGCCAGGCCAGCGGCTCGGGCCCGGTCAGCATAGGCTGCCAACGCTGCATTGCGTTGGAGAGATTCGCCGAGCACGTCGGCAAACAGAAATCCGGCAGCGGCGCTTGCCGGGCTGGCTCCACCAGCGGTGGAAACTCGGCAGGGGGAACGGTCTGCCAACTGCTGCCGCAATTGAGAAAGCGTACGCCGCAGGCGCTCAACATCAGCGGTAGAGCGAGCAGCATCGGCTTTAATCTGTTCCAGTTGTTGATCCGCATTCTGTTTCACCTTAATCATGGCCTGCCAGCGACGTTGTTCTTCAGCCCGCTCGCCCCGCTCCCGGTTTGCCCTGGCGCTCTCCTCATCCCGGTTGCGCGTCTCCCACTTAAGCTGCCACACCTGCTCAGCCAAGCGCTTACCGGCGGCGTAACCGGCCGCATAGCGCCAGGTCGAGAGGCCCCATAAAAACAAAACCACCAGCGAGATGATCGCCAGTGGCTTCCAGATATTGCTTAACATAGGTCGCGCCCGGTCCTGTCTTTATACTCAGCCAAAAATTTGGCTGAGTGCGCTTCAGCTTTTAAATTGCTATCCGCATTAATGTAAGAGACATCATACCAATGAGATGAGCACCTCTTGGTGAAAAAATCCGTAACCTAACATACTCCAATTCGTTGTTTTTATTGCTAACCGTCACGAACCCAGGCGCCGCGCCATCCAGCGCTGAGACAGCCGGATCAACTCAGCCTTCCGTTGCGGGTAATCCATCCCCATATCCAGCAGAGTGATATTAGTACTTTCCAGATAAGACAGATGCTCTAACTGCTCGGCATTCATCGAATCGCGAGGATCCCCCACTACGCCATTCATGCCTGCCCATTGCTTCGCAGTAAGACCTCCCAGGACGATGCGGGAGATCATGTTACTTTCATTGCTGTAGTGGTGAGGCTGTGTCATCTTGCCCTGTTCCGCCCTTACCGATTCCAACGCAGAGCACATCGGCTTAAACAGGTTTGCTACTCCGATACGAGCCTTTAACTTACGACGATAACGCGCGGCGATTTCTGGAGCGGTAAGCTGTAACGCCTCTTCACACTGGATAAAGTAACGACGAATAGCGCGACCTTGTTCGCTACGCTCAACCATTGCCAGCTCTTTGGCCATATCCAACGTGGTCAGGTATTCATGGCTGATCTGCTGGCGAGATTTTGAGCTACTCAAATTTGGGGAGCGCAAATTTTCAACAATGATGTAATCCAAACCTTCCTTAAAGCCATACTCCCCGATACGACGCTTTATCCAATCCGTCATTCGGGTTGCCACTCCCAGCGCCTTGTGTAACGACGTTCCGCTCACAACGTTGGTTTCACGCTCACCGATCCGGCCACTGACAACAGGAACAATGTCAGCGAACTCATTAACGACATGATGATTGCTTGATGCGTCGGTATAAGAAGATGCTACAGATGTGTTCATATCAATGGTTACCTTATAGAAACAAGCCTCGTTGCCCAGAAACGTCGCCCACAGAGAGGTCGCCACCTATAACGGCGTTTCTCCGAGGCCTGTTTCTATAAGGCTCTGTGTGATTGTTTGCGCCGGGCATGGCGCAGATATGACAAAGCCCCGGAATAACCGAGGCTCTTGGATACACGTCAGATATGGTTAAGACAGAGCGACTCGCTCACGTAGCCAGCCGTACAGAAACGCCTCGTTAGCTGGGCGCGCCTCTGACAGTTCGATGTAGCGAGCACCCTGGCAGCAGTTCAGCGCCTTGAGCAATACCGCCTCACCGTCATGGCCACGCTTTGCGAGATAGGCCCGCAGGGCGTTGACCGTGCGATTACCGATCGCCCCATCAACCTGCAGGTCAGGATAAAGACGACCGCCATCGTTCAGAGCAGTAAGGCAACGCTGTAACATCTTGGCTGCTACCGATGGCCCCATGTTGACGCCAGTGTCGAGCAGCTCCACGGCGATAGGCTGAGAAACGACGTCGATCAGATCAAAGCGTGGGCTTTCCCAATAGTCAGAGAGATAGATACGCAACGCCTTATCGCGTGACAGCATGCGAATATCACCGCTATAGCCGTTGGCTCGTGCCGCCGCCTCTGTGATCCCCCAGTTCGTCGGGCCACCACGATCAGCAGGATGGTTAACGTACCCGCCCTCGCGCTTGAGTAACCCGTCAAAAATTTCATCTTTAGTCATCGCGAAGCCCCCCGAAATAACTGCATGACGTTCCCCTTGGCTCTCATTACCAGCGCCATGAAGAAAATGTTGATAATCGTCTCGGAGATGTCAGCAGAGTGATACACGCCGATCAGCACCCGGAACGTAACCGAAGCCGACGCCACAATCAGGATGTAGGCCAGTACGGCACCCAGGCGCTTGTGCTGCGATCCGTTACGGCGAAACAGCAACAGCCGCATGGCGATAGCCGCACACACAGCGGCATTGATATGAAGCAGAAACAGATCAGCTGTCACTTTCCACCCCCTTTCAGGTTTAGGGGCGGCGGGTTCTTAGCCTTCGAGATGATGAACATCAGCACCCAGATCACACAGGCACTGGCCACCAACGCGCCGATCGGCTTATCGACTACGACCTGGTCAGGTAGAAACTGATCGATGACCGACGCCGTAAACCCCGCAGCGACAACCCCCATCAGGAAAGACACAAAGCCAAACGCGATGCGCTTCCAGGCGGGGAACTCCGCGGCGGACAGTACGAAAACGACAGCACCGGCAAAAGCCGCGATCACCACCCCCGCATCAGCCCCAGAAAAAAGCCCTACAAACGTCACTCCTGCTAACGCCCCAGCAGCTGACCCCGTGCCGGTTAGCGGATCACTCATATACACCTCCGATTGTTCGCGTCCAGCGAACGCTGGGCGATAGTTGAATGCTCACCCAGGCAAGCAGAGAGCAGCGCCACGCGTGGCCACTCATGAAAAAGTAAGATGTGATTGATGGCTGGCTATTGCGTGGCGCTGATAGGTAGCCCCCTGCACCATCTCAGGATGTTGATTTCATCGCGTGTCAGCTCTGCGATGGGCAGAAGCGGGCAGAAATAAAAAGCCCCGCACATGGCAAGGATTAGGGATAACTGTGGTAGTTGCTCGAAAATTGTAAGCAAACAACCATTGGTAGTAGGTGTTAAACAAGATATAACCCCAGCGTACCTCTTCGAAACCTATCGTTCTACCTACTAGGTTTTAGTAAAAACCATACAGAATCTGATTGATAGTCTCGAAGTAGTCATTGTTAACATGATATAATGTTTCAAGCAAAGCACGAGCCTCTATATATAGTATGCAGAGAAAGAAACAACCACTATATATTGATTTGCGGAAAAATTTACATTCCTCTCGTGCAAAAACCATTGACATAAGAAATGTCAATGACTAAATTTACGGAACCAGCTCAGCACTGTTCGTAGATAATGTTTAGGGTCTACTCAACGGTTCTGAGCTTTTTTTGTGGGCATTTTTAATGAAGAAAACAGCAGTCTTAATTGATGGTGGCTACTTCATCCGCCGTATCGACTACTTTCTACGCAAGCATTTCCCCGATCATGAGCTTGACAGTCAACAACTTGTAAAAATAATTTGGCGTATTGTCAGATTTCATGTTGAAGTTCCACATGGTGGTCATCCTGAGCGAGAGGCTTTAGAGCTTTATCGAATTTATTATTATGACTGCCCCCCTCTTGATAAGCAGATAAAGTACCCTCTTCCTACAGATGGGAATAAAACCCCTGCGACAAAAAATTTCAAAACACATGCGCCAAATATTTTGAGGACAAAACTTCACGAAGAATTAAGAAAAACGCGAAAAACAGCTCTTCGCATGGGTGTTCTTTCTAATGTAGGTAATTGGCAGATTAAAGAGCACATATTAAAAAAGCTGCTGCGAAATGAGATACAATGGTCTGATCTAACCAATGATGATTTTTACTACGAATATAAACAAAAGGCCGTAGATATCAAACTTGGTATGGATATAACTATTCTTGCTCATGAAAAATTAGTCGATGTTATAGTATTAATAGCAGGAGATGCCGATTTTGTTCCAGCAGCTAAACATGCTCGAATAAAAGGCGTCGATTTCATACTTGACCCGATGCATCAACAAGTTCCAGCCTCACTAGCCGAACATGTTGATGGAGTTCAATCGAGCAATATCATTGTTGCTATAGCAGACATTTGCCGAATCGTCCCATCAGTAAAACCTGATTGGTGGGATGAGCACATAGATAGACGGAAAGAAAGAAAGCTCAGTGGTGGTAAAAGAATTAAACCCACTAAGCGACATATACAAAGGAACGCTAGCACCTCTGAAAATTCTCAGGAGTAATCCGGGATTACCGATTTGTCAAACCATCTATCAACCAGTTCATTGTTTGACATACTCCCCCCTGCTCTAAAAGAGCCAGGTTTTATGGCACTCCGAATAAAAAACCCGCTCAATGGCGGGTTAATCAAATTCGTTCCGCTTTTGCTGGCTGCCGAGCCGGCGCAGCTTCGCTAAGCGTAACTTAATTATGCAGCTTCAAAACTCGTTTTCAAGCCTTTTTTGCAAGTTTCTGCATTTTCGATGCACAGCTCACTCATAAGCGTGAAGTAGACAGCAGAATTGAACAACTCGATACACCACCGAACGCGATCAATGCACTGCTTCTCAGTTAAGAAGGGAGCGTAATGTTGCTGCATCCACCTGGCCATACTGTTCATCGTATTGCGCCGGGTGTAGTAATCCTTACCGATCACATAAACAGGGCTAGATGACGCGAATGACTTCAGGATAACCGCCTCCATAAACTCGGCCTCATCCTCGTCCACGGCCTTACCGATCAAGCTAGAGAGTGATTTTCTTGGCCAGATAATAGCCTTTGCATGGTCAAACAGTGCCTGTCCGCTGTATCCCATCCTGCGCAGGTCAGACAGGACAGTGGTGATCCGCTCCTGCTGCTCTCCTGTCCACCCTGTCAAAATCACTGACCACAACCCACCGCCGCAAGAGAGATGCTCTACACCGCTACCGCCATACATCCCCCCCCAATGATTCAACAACGAACGAATCCATCGGCTTTGAGCTGGCGTTAACCGGCGATACTTCCCTAAATAAGAGCGACGCGGCGCCCCAGCTACTGTCACCCACGCGTTTTGCTTAGCACGCGAGGCTGATCCCTTATGAGAATTTTTAAAAGTCATGCTTAGCGCTCTCCACACATTACGCTTTCAAGATGGCGCCGATACCTAGCGCCCTATTGAGGAATTGCACTAGCAGCTTCACCTGGCTGCCGTGCTGCCGCTCCCAGGCGCTTACGTCCCGGTGCAGCTCGTCGTGACACCGCCGGCATAGCGGGATCACAAACAGGTCATGGGCCTTGGTTCCGACACCACCCAACCCTAGACCTGAATTGATGATGTGATGCGGATCGTCGGCAGGACTACCGCACCCACAGCACTGCTGAGTCTTCACCCAGCGCGTGTACTTCTCACTCTCCCAGCGCTGGAGCTTGGGGCGCAGCATAAAGCCTGCCGCTGGCGTTTCATCTGCCGCCAGTTTTAGTACCGGCTTCATTCTCTCCTGTGGGATTACGGCCTCTGCGGCTTCTACCGCAGCGGCCAGCACGCCCTGAGCCGTTGGCCGATCAGGCACGATGGTCGACTCGCTCATCACGCCGGTGATCTCTTCCGGCTCGACACCAGTGATACGACGCGCGATGCCGCCGGGGATCAGGTCAGCCACACCGAATACCAGCGCCCACCAACACAACTCCGGCTCAGTCAGCTGATGCCCTTCCGGCAGCTTGAGCCCACGGCGGGCAGCCTCGATCACCCACTCAGCACGGTTTTTCTCGCACAGATCTGTAAACAGCTTGCCATTCGTCCCGCGCATGGCGTTGTCACAAGCCCAGCACAACCTGGCGCCACCATGCTCACTCTCGGTATTCGTCAGCTCTATGCTGTGGTAGCCATCGCGCACGTTCTTCCACTGGCAGTAGTGGAATGACTCTAGGTAGTCTGAAAAGCGCCAGTACAGGCTGGCAGCTTTCTGCACGCGCTCATGAGCGAAAAAGGGACGCCATACAGGATCCGCCGCAATCAGCTGATCTGATACCAGCTCCCCGGCAGGGCTGTGATGAAATGCGGCCGGAACATCAGCCAGCATCACGCGCTGGCCATCCGTGAAACGGCACGTCAGCTTTCCAGTTTTCAGCAGGACAACGCCAGCACTACGCTGAGGGAATGCGGTAAACAGCATGCGCATTAGATAGCCCCCTGTTTCTTCGTCATACCCCTCACGCTACCTCCCTCCGTTCAAACCGCCCCAGCTTCGGGTGATACCAGTATTTGCTGCGCATCGGCCTTGTAGCCTCATGGATGACAACGCCAACGGCGCGGAAGAAGTCAGCCTCATCGGCAACGGTCGCGTTCGTCACAATGCCACCCGGGGTCATGAAAGGGACCTTCTTGCTGTGGACGCCAAAAGCCTTGATCAGATCGCGTGTCTTCTGCTCGGATAGACCGCTTTCGGCAGAAAGGTTGCGGATAGTCTGCCAGCCTGGCGGAATAGCACCGGCGGCGATGTCCTTCACCTGCTGATCAACCAAAGCGACCTGTTGCTGCACTGCCTCAACCTGGCGCTCAATGCGCGCGGCCTCCATGGCCATCTGAGCAATCATCTCTAACTGGCTTTTCGGTCTGGCTGACTGCTCCAGCTCCTGCCATCGGGTGATGATGGCCATCCGGTACTGAGCACTATAACCAGCCACTAGGCAGATCGACTGGCTCTTATCCAGCAAGAGCATCGGGTATGTTCTCCCCTGCCCGTCTTGGTAATCTCCCCAACTTTGGGGAGATTGAAGCTCAGCCAGCAAATTGCGGGCATCGCGTAAAACATGGTCATGGCGCTTACCGGTCAGCTCAGCGATTTCCCGGGTAGACATTGTTAGAGCACCATGAGTAGGCGAAATCGGATACATCGGCACCTCCACACTGTGAGAATTTCCGCCAACCCGGCATGGTCTGGCGGCTTGTCTATTGTACTGGATTTACATACAGTTTTCAGGAAAAAATAGTGCAAAGTGTGAGCTTAATTTATTGATTAATATAGGATATCAATCCTATCTTATTGATCGGCGATCACTATTGCATCGGCAGTTTTTTAGGCATCGATGTAAACGGCTGGATCACGATCTCAACGCTGCCACCTTTCACCACCTCACCGAACTCAGCCGTCAACCGCTTGACCTGACTATCGTCATGCCAGATACCGATCTTCGTCATAGAGTCCAGTGGCGCCTTGAAGAAGTTATCCAGATCACGGCGGGCGCGGGTCGGCGGGTACAGGACGACATGTACAGACAGATCGCCAGCCATCGGTGTCGGATAGCGACGCAGCTGCTCCAGAACGCGGGCTCGGCATTCGGTATGGAATGCGCGCCCTTTGGCGCTCACCAGGTGACGACCGGCAAGCGGCCCCCGCGAGGGGGCGCGCCAGTAGGTGTTAACGCTTGGCGGAAACGGAAGGTACAGCCTCACGCCGCACTCCTTACTGGACGGCCTATAGCCTCCAGCATGGATTTTGAGACCGTAGTGATACGATGCAATGGCGTGGTGAACGGACGCCAAATCAGGAGCATTGACCCCTTGCTATTCCCCTTCTGCTCTGCACCGGTCACAGCGTGGACAAAGTTGACACGGCCACCGGTGATAACCCTCACCTCATCGACCGTTTTCAGCGCCTCACTGAACCAACCTACACTCATATCCTCCGGGACTAGCATCACTACCGTCTGGATCTGCCGATCGCTCTGCTCTGCCGCTTTAGCGACCCAAGGCCCGATCTTGCTGTACGGCGGGTTACACCAGATAGCTCCAGCGCTCTCCCACTCACATCCCAGGGCGTTGTCTTCCTCAGTCAGATATTTGGCGCACAGAGCGTTGCTCTCTGACGCCGCGGCATCCAGCCAGAAACCGAACTCGAGATCTAACGCATCGAATAACCATAGCGGGGTCTGCCAGCACTCCTTAGCCTCTGCCGGGGTATTTGATTTAATGCTCACAGAACGCCCCCTACGCAGTTGTCGTAGTCCATACGCGGATCGCCGCTGGCACGCTGAACACAACGCACACGGCGCGATAGCTCGTTACGACGCACCACAATGCCTCCGATCTGTGACACATTGGCGTACATTGCCGCCGCGGTCAGCTCAGTGATCGCTCGGCGGTAAAGTCCGCGTGATGCCAACGCCTCAGCACGATCACGGTGTGCTGCGGCCATAGCTGAATTCTCTCTGCTCATGCTGCCTTCCCCTGGCGCTGCTCGACTTCGGTCCAAATGCTGTTCCAGCGCTTCTGCGCCCACTCCGGTGACATCTTGCTGACGTTCGCCATACTGGCCGCCTTGCGGGCTGCCTGCTCCAGTGCTGACGGCTCACGCAGTGGGAGAGCGGATCCGATAAACCGCTTGAAGGCCGCATCTCGCAGCGTGGTATCGCCCGAGGCGTGGTTATTACCGGTGGGTTTATTCAGCAGCTTGACGGTCAGCTCATCCCATTTTTCACGCAGTTTGCGCGGTGAGAGCACGTTCTGGCACCAGAAGCTATCCCGATTCACGACCTTGAACAGCTCACAGATATCCCGGTGGCTACGGCCATCTAGCTGGCGCATCAGGCGGACTTCGTTGGACCACTCCGTCCAGTTGGGTTGGCGTGCGGTGGGGTTGATTATCTGGATGCGTTGGAATATCCAGCCAGCGCAGTCTAGGTCTTCCTGAGTCCCCCAGGACTTACCGGATGGCGTGTAGACCACCGCCTCGGGGTGTTTAGCCAGAAAATCACTTTTCGACACGTCGGGGGATTCGCCAGAATTCCGCGACGAGAAGTTTTTATTCTCCTGAGTAATCTCCTGAGTATTCTCTGTGTAATCTCCTGTATGAAAGTTTGCGGGATCGCCACAGGCTTGTTCGGTGGGTTCCCCCATACTTGTTTGCGGGGTTTCCACATTCTTGTTTGCGGCATCACCGCAATCTAGTTTGCGGGGTTGAACCAATCCAGATTGCGGGGTTTCCACATTCTGGCGTTTCCCCATTCTGGTTTTCTGCTGGCCATCCTGCTTCGCCGGCACCGTTGCCGCCTCCAATAGCAATGCCTCAAGACGATCAACGTTAATGCGGTAGTGCATGGTTGCCGGAACGCCGCGACGCTCTTCAGCTAACACGCCAAGGGATACCAGACGCTTACGGGCCGTCTCCTGCTCATCGCGAGTTAACGCGGTTTCAGAGGTGATATCCGCCTGGGTCTTGTACATCCACTCTCCGCCCATACGGTTATGCCAGTAGAGCATCTGTGATAGGAATACAGCGGCAACAGGACCGGACTTAACCTTCCCCGCTTTTAGCTTTGCCAATGCAGGGTTATAGGCTATCGGGCGATCCAATAATTGGATTAAGGAGCTCATCAATTCTCCCCCCTTACAGCACGGTTCATCGACGCATTGAGTAATGCCGCAGCAAATGCCCCATCATTGATGTAATCGTGAAGCGATGACGCTAGCGGTGACTGAGCAGCCACGAGCATTGGGTACAAATGGCCTTTCCAGACTCGATTAATCTCGGTGAGATAGAAATAAACGACATGAGCTCTTTGAGCATCGCTGGCAGACGGCGCAACAGCGCTATAGAGCTGCTTTTCCATCTGATTAAAGGCTGTGATATAGGACTCTTTGAACTGAGCGGCACGCTTGCCTGTAAAGCCCATGGCCAGGAACGCAAAACCGTCACGGGTGATTTGGTAGCAGGGAAGTTTGCGGCCTGATGTATCGGTGTATTCACTCAACACAAAATTGTGTTCAGCGAAAGTCGGTGAACATTCCAGATTGCGGATTTTATCTAAAACACGCTCATGACGCTTGGTGAAGAAATCGGCTATAGCAAGAGAAGAAGTAACGGCTTGACCGTTGATAACGGTAATTTCAGGGTGAGCAATAGCAGGGATCGTAGCCATGATGGCAACCTCTATGGTCAGTTTCTTTAACTCACCACCGAGGCTTTCCACGACCTGATTGGTGGTGAGACGTGCAGGGGTGGAAATACCGGTGACCACAGAAACCGGCCAGCACAAAGGCTGCCCTGCACGCCCCACCATAAACTGGGTGTAGCAATGCATCGCACACAAAAAAACCGCTAAAGCGCGGTCGTGCGCTGTGATCAATTCCGGGTTTCCACGCCCGGCAGCGGATTTTGCCGCTGCCTTTCCAGTGTAGCGCCCAGAATACAGATTATCAATGCTCACGCTAACCTCCGAAAACTGGCGTTAAATACGATCAGGGCCGCGTTAATCGTCCAGCCATAGTCGGGTTCTAACTGATAGGTGACCAGCTGTCTTTCTGTGCATGTCGAAACTACACGCACGCCATTGCCATAGCGATCTATGTACAGATGGCCAACCCTCGGAAACTTAGCCATGCGCCCTCCCGTTCCCGTAAAACTCACACCACGCCGCATCAACAGCTGCACGACCGACTACCAAACCTCGGCGAGGTTGGTTGTTGCCGCGCTTATCTGACGCCGCTACGATTTGCTCATAGCTCAGGCGGCCACCGACGATCCGGCACCGAAATTGCGTTGATGGTCTGTTTTGGCTTAAAATGTTCATGCGTTTAATCTCCACACAGAGTGTTATGCGCAATCGGCGCACTGGGACGGCATTCCCGGTGCGCCACCCATACCGCTGAGTCATCAGCAATCGCAGCCCCATTCAGAGCCATGAACGCGAAGAAGCCATACGCGTGATTGCGCATCTTCTTCCAGAACAACGTCGTCAACTCCTGCTTCTCATCACTACAGATCACCCCATCAGCGACAGCCTCTACCTTTGCTTTGGCCAACTCGCCATCGGCAACCATTTCCCGCATGGAATGCTCGTAAAGCTCGACGTTGTCGATCTGCTCCAATACAGGGATATCAACCAGCAACTTCCCCCGGCGGGCAGCGTGGTACTCAGCAAGCAGTGACGTCCCGGATAAGTCCTCCATCTGCTCCAGCTCAATAAGCGTGAAGAAGCGGCTAGCGCACTTCTGATCCAGGTGATTGCGGAACGCGTCATAGGTCATGCCAAGTTGTGCGGCCATCGCCTTCTGGCCTCCTGGATACGCCTTGCACATCTCTTTGATCGTTGCCTTGATGTCTACCATCGTCTTTCCCTCACGGTAGTTACTGGTGATTACAACCAGCTGTATTATTCTTCTGGTATAAGGCCGCGTCGTACTTGATGGCGCCCTTGGTTACCTTCTCGACTAGCAGCGCATATTTCCAAGGGATGACCACATCCCACAAGCTGACGGTCGACTTGGAGACACCTAGCGCCTTGGCGGTTTTTGTGCCATTGCCGAAGTAAGCAATGACGTCGTTTTTATGCATGGAACCCTCCTTACTCAGATGGAGTAAGTTTAATCTTTCAAACAAAAGATGGTCAAGAAATTAAACTCAATTTAGTTTAAATTTTTAAACATGCACAAAGAGAGTATGAGTGACCGCATAAGCCTGCGAATGCGCACTCTAAAGCTGAAAAGCAAGGATTTAACTGATGCAACAGGCGCATCAAAAGGCACTGTTAGCCAATGGGTTAACGGTGGGACTGAACCATCTTCAAAGTACATGTCTCCGCTCGCCGGCGTCCTCGGAGTATCTGAGCGATGGCTCCTAGAAGGAGGCCATATTGAGGAAGTAAGCGGTAACGCAATACCTGGTCCAGATCTTTACCGCCGGGTGCCCTTACTCTCTCAAGTTCAGGCAGGAAACTGGAAAGAAATAGTGGAAAATCACTTTGATGAGTTAACGGAATGGATTGAAACTACAGCAAAAGTATCACCATATGCATTCTCTCTTCGCGTCGTTGGTGACTCAATGTCTAACCCTGGTTCCGGAGTATCGTTACCAGAGGGATCTATCGTCATAGTTGACCCTGAAGGTGATCCGGTAAATGGACGCATAGTCGTTGCTCGATTGAAAAGTACAAATGAGGCGACGGTAAAGAAACTATCGATAGATGGACCGAACATCTACTTGATGCCTCTTAACCCTAACTATAAGCCAATCCAGCTAGACAGCATGTGTGAGATCGTCGGCGTCTGCGTTAGAGTTGAGCAAAGCCTGATCTAACCCCATACATCCATCCCCAAACATCAAACCGGCACATGCCGGTTTTTTCATGCCCACAAAAAAATGTTTAAAACTTCAAACCGAACTATTGACCATTTTGTTTTATTGTTTAAACTAAATTCATCGGTTTTATCACAAGCATTCAAACCAGCGCCGAACCGGCGGCACCGTAGGGAAACCGAGCGCGGATATCCGGACTGATTACCATTGCCTTGTATCAGTTGGCGGCCCCTGCAGCATCAACACCAGGGCGCTTCTCGGGTCGCCACCCTTTTTACAGCAGCATGAGTAGTTGGCCTTCGTGGGGCGTTGGCTGAGTGCTCATCCTGCTGTACTACGGGAAACCAACGGCCAGCTGGCGGTGCCGTCATAACACCAGCAGTGATCGATGTGACTTCCAACGCAGGCGATCACCGTAGCCACACGATACGTGGCACACACAGAGAAGGGTTCTGGCTAACCTTAACTTAAGTATGAAGTGAGTTATTCAGTCTATCCGGCTAGAACTCTTCTCTGTGTGAATCCCTGATATATGCCAATCGTTTGATTATCCGTAATCAACGCCGGGGACACTCGTACCTAAAAAATGTGTGGAGATAAATGCGTGAAAACCTTTAACGTGAAAAACGTACTGATATACCGCCTCACCAGAGACATTAACTTAGATGCAAAGGCCATCGAGGCCGCTCTCACACCGATGGCTTTCACCCCATGCGCTAGCCAGGATATGTCTCGCTCTGGCTGGACAGCGCCGATCGCTACGGCTGACAGCCTAATTCATGCCGCTAATGGCTACCTCCTGATGCGCTACCGCCGTGAACAAAAAATACTCCCGGCTGAGGTGCTCCAAAAACACTTACGCGAACGCATCGCAAAGCTGGAGCAAGAGCAATGCCGCAAGCTGAAGAAGACCGAGAAAGACGCGCTGCGCGATGAGGTTCTGCACTCCCTGTTGCCGCGAGCATTTAGCCGGACGCATCAAAGCTGGCTGTGGATCGATACCGCCAAAAAGCTGGTTATGGTCGATGCAGCCAGCGCTAAAAAGGCCGAAGACATTCTCTCTCTGCTGCGCAAGAGCCTCGGCTCCCTGCCCGTTGTACCGCTCACCATGAAAACCCCTATCGAGCTAACGCTAACCCAATGGGTGCGCACCGGTAAGGCACACGCAGGATTTACCCTGGGTGATGAGGCAGAACTAAAAGCCACCCTGGAAGACGGCGGGATCATCCGCACTAAACAGCAGGACGTCGATACCGACGAGATCACCGTACACATCGAAGCCGGCAAGATGGTTACCAAGCTGGCTATGGGCTGGAATGACCGCATCCAGTTCGTTCTGGATGATAACGGCACCATTAAGCGCCTGAAGTTCAGTGATGCCCTGCTCTACCAAAACGACGATATCGATCCAGAAGATGCAGCGCAGCGGTTTGACGCCGATTTCGTTCTGCTCTCCGGCGAGCTGTCAGTACTGATCGCTAATCTGGTTACCGCATTAGGTGAGGAGGCGTCAGCATGAGCCAGGTAGACAAACAGGCACTGCTGACCACCGATAAACACGCAAATCAGCACATGCTTTCTCGTCTCATCGTTGAAGCTAATAGCGCTGAGCTTCGCGCGTTTGCGGAATCCGTCGAGCAGTACATAGACCGTCTCATTGCAGCACTGGAAGCCGCAGAGAAGCGCATAGCAGGGCTGGCCACTGAGAATGCTGACTTAAAACATCCGGGTACATATTTGCCATCAAAAATATCCGCCCCAATGACCGACGCGTTCATCAATGAGATGCGGGCGCAGGGTATGAATGGGTTTATTGAATTTCTTAAGCAGAGAGCCAGAGAGTTTCCGCAGTCAGTTGTGGCCAATTCCCTCGATGTAATCACTAACAATGCTGAGCAATACGCTTATTCGCAGCAACTGCGCAAGGAGTCAGGCAAATGAGCAAGCTCAATCAAATCGCTCTGATAGCAGCCATCACCGAGGAGCTAAACCGGCAGATTCCAGGCTTGCCAGCTGACGGACGGATGAACGTCATCATCAAGGCTGCCAACAATATCTGCGCTGAATATTCTCGTGAACTGGTTTTTGCATCTCCGGGTATGGGGCTGGAAAAATGGCTGGATAGCGACGACACCGGCAGAAGCAGCCTTTACATGGCCTGGTGCCTGAGCGGCGGTCAATTCGGTTACTGGCAGCACCGTAGACAGCCCGAGGTAGATTATCCTCGTGACCCTGCCGACTTGGGGCGCTGTATTCGATTGATAGAAGCCGTTCCGGCGTTTAGCGGAAAGATTACTGAAATGTCCAAACACGGGCATGAGTGGCAGGCGGTAGCCAGAAACTGGGGGCGATGGGTTGATCTGCATGCCAACGGCAATGGCCGTGAACTCTACAACGAAATGAAAGCGTCATATGCGAGGGAAGCCAGCGATGAGCAATAACACCGAATCGCTAAAAGAGCGCCCGATTATTTTCAACGACGAGATGGTTCGCGCCATCCTCGACGGCCGCAAGACCATGACCCGGCGGCCAGTGAAGGTGCAGCCTGAATCACCGAGTTTTGGCCTGAGCTTCATTGCTGAGTCAAAGCGAAAAAGTGACGAGGGGAAATACTTCTGGTCTATTTCAGACGCCTGCGGCTTAAAGATGCGCTCCAATCCTTTCCCATGCCCGTTCGGTGCCATCGGTGATCGCCTGTGGGTCAGAGAGAATTTCGCAGCATTTGATGCTGATTGGATTTTCCCTGGTAGACCTCACGATTTAAAAGATGGCCCATGGCCGAAAATTTTATATCGAGCAAGTACGAAAAAAATTCCAGAAGGAACATTACGCCCATCTATCCACATGCCTCGCTGGGCATCACGTATCACGCTGGAGATAACCGACGTCCGCGTAGAGCGCCTACAGGGCATCACAAAGGATGATGCGCGAGCTGAGGGGGTTCCTCCGGCAGGAGAGCTTCTTCCTAAATACCCAGACACCTATTTAACGCCACGCGGGGACTTTGCTACAGCGCGGGTAGCGTTTCAACGTCTATGGGAGAGTATCTACGGCGATGATTCCTGGGACGCTAACCCGTGGGTATGGGTGATCGCTTTTAGGCGTGTTGATACCGGCTGCGCTGCTGGCGCAAGTAAGGGGGAGTGATGGCTACCAACGAAATTCTTATCGTTAACAAAATTGGTCGAGCGGACGGTGATTACGGATGCTACTGCCCTCACTGTGGCAAACCAATGTTCTTCAGTGAGGATGAGCTGGAAGACATCCGCGGCTCCCAGTACCAGCACTCTAGAGTGATAAACCTCATAACTGGCGAACGGTGCGATGGCTGGCTGGAGGTGTCGTCCAGTGCTGGTTACTCGCGAATATTGTTCGATCAGGTTGAGGACTGACCCATGACCACTATTACCAAAGAACAGGCACAGAAAATCATCGATGCCGCCGATGAGGTTATTTCCGCATTAGCTGGCACTAACGATGATATTCATCCAGAGAGTGAGACGATGATTCACGCATACGACTACCTGAACGACGTTGCGGCACCTCCTGCAGTTGTGCGCGAACTGGCCCGTATCGCGCTGGCGTCGATGGAGTCTGAGCCGGTGGCCATGCTTGCCGACAAATCTCCAGTAAATCCGGATGATTTTGCTTTGGTTCCGAAGAAACTAACCGCTGAGAACGGCGCTAAGGGCGTGCTATTAGGTGAGTTTTCAGAAACGAAGTTCATAAACTGCCCAGAGTGTTTTGGTGATGATGAATGCGAAACATGCGACGGTAGCGGAATAATTGAAATTACCGTTCCTGTCACCTGGACGACCATCAAAGCTATTTGGGCTAAAGGTGTAGAGCATTTCGCATCAGCCCGCAGCAGGAGGCCAGCAATGACTAAAGACGTCGTTATCGATACCGAAACCATGGATACCGAGCCCAGCGCCCTACTGTTGTCTATCGGCGCCTTTGCTCTCGATGTCAGTGATCTGGATGCTACCCAGGCCGACATACTGAAAGTCGCTCGCGATGTCGATCTGCAAGACTTCTCCGTACTGGCTTTTTATACCCGGCTCGACGCCACAGATCAGCTGATGTTAGGCCGAACCGTCAGCATAAAGATCCAGGCGTGGTGGAAAGACCAAGCAGAGGATGCACACGAAGCCCTAACCGGCGATCGCGTAGCCCTCAGCGAAGCCCTGATCGGCCTCTCTCGCTGGCTGGATTATCACCCCGGTGCCAGGGTGTTTTTCCGTGGGCCAGACTTCGATGGCGCCATTCTAGAGAACGCCTACCGTATGTGCGGCCTAGAGTGCCCGTGGCGATATAACGGCAAGCGCGACGTAAGGACATACATCGACACCAAGCTCCCTACGCGCGGCCGCAATGGCTATTTAGAGGGGCATCAACCGTGCTTCCATATGATTAAGCACCATGCACTTCATGACGCAATGAACGATGCAGAGCAGATGGCTATCGCATATCGGGAGGAATGCTAATGGCTAACTCATTCAAGCAAATGCTGAAAAATGGAACCATCAAGCGCCGTGACAGCGGCATGTTCATCAAGTTGGAAAATATCCATGTACAGCAGGGCTTCAATAAGCGCGTAGACGATGAGCGCACACAGCTGGCTGATGATGAGCTGTTTCAGTACATCCTAACCGGCGGCACCGTTCCGCCGATCGAGGTCCGCCCTCGTGATGATGGTGGCGTGTGGGTCGTTGAAGGACATCGCCGTACAGCCGCCTTTCACCGCGTTCAAGATGACGGCAAGCCATTGGAGTGGATCGCCATCACCCCATTCACTGGCAGTGATGTAGAACGCGTGGCGCGCATCATGACCAGCAACAACCAATTACCGCTGACGCAGTTCGAACAAAGCCTCGTTGTGAAGGAGTTGGCCGCATTCAATCTGACACCGGATGAGATCGCCAAACTGATCCACAAAAGCCGCGCCACCGTAGACAAACTGCTGATCCTCAGTACATCGAATCATGACGTACAGCAGATGGTGAAATCAGGCGAGGTGGCCATGGACGTAGCCGTCGATCGCGTCAAAGAACACGGGGAAAGCGCTGGCGATGTACTGCAAGAGGATGTGAAACGGGCAAAGGCTCAGGGCAGGAAGAAAGTCACGCGCAGCGTCACCGGCGGCCAGTTTAGCGCGACGCGCGCCCGCCGGCTGGTTGAGCTGTTAAGCGATGCCGAGATGGACGATGACGGACGCACGCTGGTCCTACGTAATGGGATCGGTGATGAAGTGATGAAGATCATCAAAGAATATATGAATAGTTAGCAGCCATATATTCTTATATGACCAAAAGTATCTCAAAGAATTAGAAATGAAGTAGAGGTGGGTATGGTAAACATTGAAATGATCAGTGAAAAAGAAGCAATGAAAATGCTTCACATAAGCTCAAGAATGACCATATGGAAATATACAGAGCGTCATAGCTTTCCTAAACCAATCCGAACCCACCCCAAGCAGTATTTACGTTCTGAGGTGGAGGGATGGATTTTAAATGGTGGTATTAACCAGAGATCTTCCTGA